CAGTGCAAAACCACCGGGGGAGAGATCAAAATCACTCATCAGCTTGTTCAACTTTCTGTAGCAGGTCAAGGACATAACGCTCTGCAAGGGCCAGACCCTGAATGGTCCCGCAGAGTTTTTGATATTCCTCAAATGAGCGACACGCTCCGCTGGCGGCATCATCCGCATAGTTATTCATGTCGGTGCGTATTTGTTCGCGCAATACACGTGCGAAATCTTGAATCATGGTGTTTTCCTTAGTTTGGCAACCTCAATTGCAGTTTTGTCTTGCAACGCTCGAGCTTTAAGCGCAAATTCCTGCTCTTTAAGTTGGGTATCGCTCTGAATCTTTTGGCCTTTAAGCTGCAATTCGCCTTCTTTAATTTGCAAGGTTTTCTGTTGCATTTGCACCACAGGATCTTCTGCCTGTTTCTGGATCTCTTTCTGTGCTGCCTCTGCTTGGTTTTGCTGTAGAAGTTGCTGAGAAGCCTGCGCCAGCATTTTGGACAGAGAGATTTCGATCTCTGGAGGCAACTGCTCTCCCTCTGGAGGCAGCGGCATACCGAGTTGTTGCTCGATCTTCTGGCGATAACCAAAGCCAACGTGCTCTGCAATGTGGGCCATCGCCGCAGCCTGAATAGCCCCTGCCCTCGGGTTTTGACCAATCAATTCCATGATGATTGGGTCCTGCATCGCAGACTGGTGGACCTGAATATGGGCCTGATGGTCTTGATGCTGGAAGGCTTTGACGGGTTTACCTTTGAGGATGTTCTGGTTCTCAGAGACCGGATCTGTCGGTTTCTGGTCCTCATCCATGGGAACGAGCTTATCGGCATTCTTGATGCCCAAAACATCCAACATACCCCTGTGCAGCTTGGGCAGGTCGTAGATGTCCGGGGCGGATTGGGCCAGTTGAATAACCGCCTGATACTGCACTACTCGTTGAGAAAGAGTGGCTGCGTTGGGGTCGCTGACTGGCAGGATGTCTACGTGGCGGTAGTCGCCCTTTTTGGCTCTTGGACCTTTCTCGCCGTCCGGCTCGTAGGTGTATTCATCGTCGGTGTAATCTCGGATGATCGCCGCCAAGAGTTGAAGCTCCTGCTTCAGGGCGAAGTGGACCCGGGCCTGAACTGCGGTCATGACCTTGAGTTGTCTCTCCAGAAGAGCCAAGGTCGAACCCACCGGCGCATTCGCGCCCATGTCGCTGATCTTCATATCTGCGGTGGCTGCAAACCTGCGGCCCTCGTCCACAATATTGCTCAGCAGCGCCATCAGAACCTGACTCGGCTCTTTATAAGGCAGCGGTAATATATTGTCCCGGATCGTGCCTGAGCCTACATCCACATCCCGAAACTCGCCGGGGGCGATTGGGGTATCGTCTCCCTTGATCCGTAGACCACGGGATTTCAATCCACCGGGCAGATTGGACAAGGTACCTGCGTCGATCAATTGACGCATCAAGCTGGTGGCTGAGTTGGCGAAGCCGCCAATTAGGTGGAACAAACCAAATCCATACGCACCAAAGCCGGGGATGTACTGGTAATGGACGAAGTGCTGTCTCTTTAGGTGAAGGCCATCCTCTTCATTCCAGTTACGACGGATTGCCATAACTGCGTTGGTTCCACGAAGAAAGGTCAGCACATACGGCAGGGCGATACCCGTAGGTTCGCCGTCATCATCCTTATCACACAAGGGATCGTCTTTGATGCACAGCTTGACGTGGCTTTCATACAGGGTGAAGCGCTCGTCGTTTAAATCAGCAAAGCCTGTCTCTTTGTCCTTTGCCTTGTTGATCTCATCAATAGCTCTATCGGGACTGCCAATATCTACATCACAGTAGAACCCGGCCTGTTGTAGCTCCATGATCTCGTTCTTGGTCTTACGCATAACATGCGTGACCCGATAACAACTCTGGATGTCCGAGGTCCCATAGGGGAGGTATATATCCTCTGCCGGGATGAATATCGAGGTCTGGCGCCCAATACTTGGGTCGTAGTAAACTTTCTTAAAAGCCGAACCTGTGGCCGGTAGGCTCCACAACATGCGCTCATGCTCCGGTCTAAACTCCTGCATGACCTCAGTCAACTGGAAGTTCATGTCATCCTGAACCCTTTGAGCGGCCTCTTTTTTATCAGGGGTTTCCTTGCCCATGATTTTGGTCCGAACAGGACCCTGCGCCGGGAATGTTTCGGTGATGGTTTCCGACTGAAAGCGGACCACCGCCTCGGTGATCATGGGGTGAAAGACCCCGGATGCCCCATCCCACGGCTCAGTGCGCTCCTCGATCTGAAGGCCCAGAAGCTTCAGGCCGGTAACATAAGCCTTCTCCCACTCCTTGCGGGAGTTCTTGTCATTGTCAATGTCGCTGGCCAGATCACTGACCAAAGAAGACATCGCGCCCTCTGGAAGAAACTCAGCGAGGTTGGCATCAAAATCATCAATGCTTGGCTCACCCTTCTCGATACTGATCTCAAGACCTCCAATGTCAATATTGACCTCTTCAGGATCAATGATCTCAATCTCAATACCTTCCTCTTCAATGGCCTCCAATCCCATGGGTGGTTGGAAAAGGGCTTTGTCAACATTGGTAGCCATAAATAATCCTTAGTAATACGCAGCTTTGCGGCGAAAGCTTGGTTGATCTTCTTCATCGCTCTCGAGGTGTATAAAACCCCCACGCCTAAATCTCAGTAACGCTTGACTGGTTGAGTCAACAAGGTCATCGTTGTCCCCATTTGGAAAGGACGCAACTTCCTCCATCAACTCATCCGCCCATCTGGTTTCTGGACACCAGACCACCCCCGACGCAAAAAGGTCGGAAATAGCGTTTACACGCGCAATCTTATCGCTTCCTTTGCCCGGTGTATATTCCGATAACGGAACCCCTATCTGGCGAAGCTCATAAATGAGGGGGGCACCTGCGGCTTTTTTCTCAATGATCAGGGTATCCGGCTCCCATTCCTGATAAAGATCGAGCGCCTTCTGTTTAAGCTCCGGAAACTCCATCCGGGCCTTGAAGGAGTCCAAACAGATGATGTTTGTCCGGTTCACGCCCTGCTCATTGGGATGGTCAAAGACCCCCCAAGTGGTGCAAGCTGAATAATCTGCGCGGTTTGACTTCTCAAAGGCGGTATCCCAGCTTTGGATGACGTAATCACAGATTGGCGGAGTCTCGGACTGCCAGATCTTCCACATCTCGCGCTTGATGATCGCGTTTCCCTCGGATGTGGGGTTCTGTTGGTACTGCGCTTCCCATTTGGCGACAGGAATCTCAGCCTTAATAGCTTCCAGCTCCTCCTTCTTCCAAAATCCGGGCCATAAAGGGGTGCCGGAAGGCAGAATCGCCGGAAACTCTATGACTTCCCAGTCGTTTACACCCTCTTTTTCCGAATTCTTGAGGATGGCGCCGGTCAGATCTCTCTTGGCCCACCGGGTCATCACAATAATAATGGCTCCACCGGGCTGTAAACGCTGCCGAGGGCCAGATGTGTACCACTCATACACATTGTCAAACACCGCAGGGTTGCCTTGTTTGGCTTCCTGCTCAGAATGAGGATCATCAATGATCAAAAGGTCCGCACCCTTACCAGTGACGGCTCCTCCAACACCAATAGCGAAGTAGTCCCCGCCCTTATCCGTATTCCACCGTCCTGCGGCTTTTGAATCGGAGGACAGCTTGGTGTCAAAGATACTCCCATAGGTCTCAGAAGAGACCAGATTCCTAACCTTCCGACCAAAACCCACGGCTAGTTCTGCGGTGTGAGCGGTCTGGATGATCTTCTTTTCCGGGTACTTACCCAGAAACCAAGCTGGAAGCAGGTAAGAAGCAAACTCAGACTTAGTGTGCCGGGGAGGCATGTTGATGATCAACCTCTTCAACTCCCCCTTAGCCACACGCTCAAAAGCGTTGGCCATGATCTGGTGATGCTTCCCGGAAATAAACCCCGGCCACATGTGAGACGCAAAATAGATAAACGACTCATTGCACTTCTCAACCCTGTCGTACTCAAGAAGCATCATGATCTTGGCCCGCTCAAGATCATCGACCATAGGTATCAACTTCTTGTACTTCTCGACCTCCGCCCGGGTCATCATAGAGAAGCTACCCCTCTCACACTGCGGTCAACCAACTTAATCGAATTGAACTTGTACGGCCTGATCACCAGCAATCCCTCATCCTGAAGGATGTGGACAACCCTGTGGATGTTTGCCTTGCTCTTTAACCCCAACCCACGAGCAATCACAGCATACGACGGCGGCACGCCGTGTAAACGCACGTAAGCACGAATGAAATCATAGACAAGCTGTTGTTTGGGACTCATGTTTAAACGATTGTACATCACCTTACGAACGTTCTCAAGGCTCTTTTCCAAAAATATATATACCCCCCGGGGGTCTGGATTTGGAAGAGAAGGGGGGGGTCTGGGGAAATAGTTTTGTTTGAGTGGATTAGAGCGTATAGGGCAGACGGGCCTGCGCCGCCGCAAAAGGCGGGTGGGGGGTGGGTGGGGTGCGACCGATGACCGTTGTCAGGTGTTTACACGCATGGGCTTGACGTTGTCCAGCAGCTTGAGGTGGCCCGACAACTCACGACGTAACTGCTCTGCGGTGGGTTTGGGAGCGACTGCCTCGGTGCTGATCTGGAACATCCCTGCTGCCCTGCCCATGAGTTCCAGAGCTTTTAACCGTGACCCTTCCTGCTTGCCTCCCTTGGTCAGTGCCAGCAACTCTTTCATCACATACCGTTTTGTCGCCGCCGTGTCTTCCGCCAGCACTTCGATGGTCTCGCCCCAAGCATCTTGCATTGCCTTTTGGATCCTTGGGTCACGGCTTAGCCTGTAGGCACTTGACGTGATCACCTGATCTGATCCTTTGGCGTTGGGGTAAGCATCCCTGTATGCTTGTCTCATGGTCTTCCCAGCGATACATCCTTTGGTGAACTCCATCTGGCTTGGTGTTAGTGGTTGAATCTTCTTGTAGTCTTCTGTTCCTCTTGGCTTTCCGTCTGCTCTCATTACTGGGGGTTCTGCGCGTGATGCCAACCGTTCCGCTTCGCTGATTTCCGGCCCGTCATCTTCCGTGTCTGGCTCTT